CTGGTTGTTTGCCGGAAACCTGGGGTGAACACATCGCCGGTCAGTCACACGGCTGAAGAGTTTCCGGTGGGTGAATGGCAGAAGATTGCCTCGCCTGTCTGGATGGACATCAACCCGAGCGACACCTTGCAGAAGACAAGCGCCAGGGAGGAAGAGGATGAGCGGCACATCTGCCCGCTCCAGCTAGAGGTGATTCGTCGGGCCTTGCGCATGTGGTCCAACGAGGGAGACACCGTGCTTTCCCCGTTCGGCGGCATCGGCTCCGAAGGGCATGTCTCACTCCAGATGGGCAGGAAGTTCATCGGATGTGAACTCAAGGAATCCTACTGGAAGCAGGCCTGCGCGAATCTGGCGGCTGCAAGATCCAGCACCGCTTCGCTGTTCAGCAATGCAGCAGTCTAGGCGCGATTCGTTGCTGGAATCAGCGGCCAACGTGGCGATTGGATACTTGGTCGCGGTTACCAGCCAGATGGTAGTTTTTCCCATCGTCGGGATTCATGCCACCACGGCGCAGAACTTTATCTCGGGGATCTGGTTTGCGGCGATCAGCCTGGGCCGCGGGTACATCGTCAGGCGGTTTTTCAACGGCAGGAGTTTCCACATGGCTTTAGTAATAAATCGCTCCGTCGGCGAGAGCTTCCGTGTCATCACGGACTCCGGCACCGCCACCGTCACGGTGATCGACATCGGGCGCACGGAAGTGCGCGTGGCGATTGACGCGCCGAAGTACATCCGCATCGAGCGGCACGACATGCGGAAGAGGCCGGAGCCTCTCGCCGATGTTTGCCGCAAATGTGGACAACCCGGATACGGAGACCTTGGAGGGTTGTGTTTCCGGTGTGAGCAGGGTGAGAGGGAGGATTGAGAATGCGTTACCTGTCCGTCTGCTCCGGCATTGAGGCGGCTACGGTGGCATGGCACCACCTTGGGTGGCAGCCTGTTGCATTTTCGGAAATTGAGCCGTTTCCTTGCTCGGTGCTGGCCCATCATTACCCGCAAACCCCCAACTGGGGAGATATGACGAAATGGAAGGAGTGGCCGGATGCAGCAATTGACCTTTTGGCCGGAGGAACCCCCTGCCAGTCATTCAGTGTCGCCGGACTGCGGGGAGGGCTCAACGATCCACGAGGCGGCCTCATGCTGCAGTTTCTTGGCATCGCTAACCGTTACCGGCCTCGATGGATTGTCTGGGAGAATGTTCCCGGCGTCCTGTCATCCAACGGCGGACGGGATTTTGGAACCTTCCGTGGGGCGTTGGGGGAGCTGGGGTACGGGTGGGCCTATCGGGTGCTGGACGCTCAGTGGTTCGGAGTGGCCCAGCGCCGCCGCCGTGTGTTCGTTATCGGATGTTTTGGAGACCAGCGAAGTGCCGCCCAGGTACTTTTTGAGCGCGAGAGCGTGCGCCGGGATACTGCGCCGAGCAGAAAAGCGGGGGAAAGAATTGCCGGAAATGTTGTACCGAGCATTGCTGGAAGCCTCGACACGCAATGCGGCGGCGGAAAGCTGACGCACCAGTCCGCAGCAAATGGACATCTGATCGGTGCCATTACCGCCAGGATGTTCAACGCCTTGGACTCCAGGGCGGTTGAGGCTGGTTGCCTTGTGCCCTCCAGCAATATGCGCGTCAGGAAGCTGATGCCTGCCGAGTGCGAAAAACTGATGGGATTTCCTCCGGGATACACCCAGGTTCCATACCGTGGCAAGCCCGCCGCAGACGGGCCCAGATACAAGGCGCTTGGCAACTCCATGGCTGTGCCGTGCATGGCTTGGATCGGGAGAAGGATTGACGTGGTCTCAAAACTGGAGGGCGCATGCACGACACCGGCTACCAGCTAGCCAAAGCCTTGATTGGAACGCTTTGGGAGCTGGATTTCTTTGAGACGGTCGAACTGGTGCTAATGGATTTAACGGAGGTTTAATGGTGGCAAGAAAAGCCTATGGACTCAGTGACTACGAGCATGAGGAGTATGTCTCCCCCAACGGGCACGAGATGTTCCTCCCATCGGTGATGAAGTTCGCCATCTGCTCATGGTGCCATGTGCCGGTGATCTCCGCCGAGGCGGACGATGTGACCTGCGCCGGGGCGAACAGGTACCTTGAAAGAGAATGGTTCCGCTGGCAGGGCGGAAAGTTCAACGGCAGGCCGGTATGCACAAAGTGCCGGGACTCTTGGAGGACCGGCAAGCATGGGTAAGCAGAGGATTCTTTTCAGCCTGACCCCGTACGGGCAGCAGCAGGTTCGGGACAACATCAGGCTGTCCCACCTGATGGCCCGGAAGTTTTTGCCTCCTTACGGGATGGGCATCGAGGACTGGCAGGCCGAGTGCCACATGGTCTTGTGTCAGGCGGTGGCGTGGCATTCCCCCGAGAAGGGCGCGCTTTCCACGCTGATGGAGCGTCTGGTGTTCCTGCGACGCTCCAACCTGAACGGAAAATGGAAGGCGAAGCGCGCCAGTCGAGACCTGCGGGCCTTGTCCCTGGACGAGGAGCGCGGTGATGAAGGCGGCTCGATGATGCTGGGTCTCGGAAAGGAGGATGACGGTCAGGCCCAACTGGAGAACAGGGAGCAGGTTGACGTCGTGTACGCCCACCTGACAGCGAGGGGAAAGAAGATCTGCGACCTGATCCGCCAAGGGTTCGGCATCTGTGACATCGGCAGGGAAATGGGTTATTCCAAGCAATACGCCAGCCAATCCCTCCGCGCTGAGCGGGCGAAGCTGGTGCAGATTTTCCCGCATCTGGTCAGCGATTCCGGGCAGAAGTGCGTGGAATGCGGTGGCGTCGTGATCGTCTGCAAGAACGGGGCTCGCCCGTCACGCTGCCCCCCATGCGCGGCCGCCAGGGAAGCCATGGTCAAGTCCAAAAGTTGGAGAAGGCAGAGTCGTAAACGATCCGAGAAAAAGAAGGAGGCCAAGTCCAATGTTTGAGAATCTCGTACCGTCCGGCGTCATGCCGGAGGACAAGTGGACCCGGTGGGTTCTGGAGTTTTACATCGACTGGCTGGCGCATGGTTGCCAGGACAACCACGCCGTCAAGGTGAACGACGACACGAATCTACTGGTCCGGCGCTGCTCCGGGAAGCTGGCGCTGCTGGTGTCGATTCGGGAATGGAGACCGTTTGAACAGCGGCAGTGCTGGACCCTGGCGAAACCTTGGGCCGGCGTCGAACGGCACCCTACCGAGTGGTTTTTGGAAATCGTCCAGGAGCTGGGGGAGGAGGTGGGATAGAGGGCTTTTTACGGTAGGTGGAACTTTTTAGATCCTAATAGGAGCTGCGAGAGATGGTCAATTTGGACGAGTTGGTTACCAGCGGGGTGCAGCCGCATCCCCCACTGGTGGTGGTGTATGGCCCGCCGGGAGTCGGCAAGAGCACGGCGGTGGCCGACCTCGATGGGGCGCTGTGGATTGACTGCGAGAACGGCACCAAGTTTTTGCCGGTCAAGCGGGTGGTGCCCACCAAGGGATTCGGTCAGGTGCTGGACATCGTCCGCGCTGTCCGGGATCAGGCCGGGTCCTACAAGGGGCTGGTGATCGATGGCATCGATTCCCTTGAGCGTTTGATCTGGGACATGGTGGCCACCGGCCAGAACGCGGTCAACATCGAGTCCATCCCGTACGGCCGCGGCTACAAGCTGGCGGTGTCCCACTGGCGCGACCTGCTCCAGGCAATCGAGCAGGTGCAGGGCAAGGGATTGCCCGTTGTGCTGATAGGTCATGAGACATCGGCCAAGGTGGAGGACCCGACCGGGCCCACCTACGACCGGACAAGCCCGCGGCTTCACAAGGATGTCGTCAGCCTGCTGACTGAAAGGTCGGACGCGGTGCTGCACGCCCGGCTGAAGACGGCTACAAGGACCACGCAGGATGGCCGGACACTCGCGGTGGGTGTCGGGCAGCAGGGTGGAGACCGGGTGTTTGTGGCGGTGGGCTCACCCGCCGTGATCGCAAAAAACCGGCTGGGGATAGAGGCGGGTGAGCATCCGCTTTCTTGGAAGACTTTTGTGTCACTGATGAAGATTGGAGGGTCTGTCTGATGAACCTGAAAGGGATGGATTGGAACAAGGTTGAGACGCCACGTGGAGCCCGTCAGGCGGTGCCGCCCGGTTTCTACAAGGTGGTGCTGATGGAGGTGGGGGAGGGCACGCCAAAGGCCGGGGGCCCGTCCTACGTCAGCCTGGAATTCCAGGTGCAGGGTGGCGAGTTCGACGGCTGCAAGGTGTTCGACAACCTGCTGGTCAACGCGGAGAACGCCACCGCCAGGAAGATCGCCTACGGCAGGATCAAGAGCCTGCTTGAGGCCACCGGCAGCATCGGCATCGTCGATGACCTGACCGAGCTGAAGGGCCGGGAGACCGGCATGGAGATCCGCAGCCGGGACCGGAAGGACAAACCGGGCACCGTCAGCATCGATGTCCATCGCTACCTGCCGCTGGACGCGGAGGAGCTGAAGTCCGCCGCCAAGCCCGCCGCGGAGGCGCCCAAGGCGCAGGCCGCGGCACCGTCATCCAACGGGAAGATGCCCTGGGAATAGGACCAGCGTGAGGGCGGGCCGGGTCGCTCATTCCCCGGAGCCTCCCACGCAGGTCACGACACCCCGCCATCGTGATCCACCGCCACCCCGACCAGCCCATGAGGCTGGCGGGGTTGTGGCAGTGGATGGGTCCTTAGTTGTCGCTTGGGATTTTCCCATCCACCGCTGGTTACTTTAGAGGTTTTTATTCCGATGAACATGAATTCAGTTTTTGGCGGCAATGGCGGCAGCAACCACAATGGACCCAAGTCCAACGTTGGCGAAGCGGTATTTGTCAATTTCCCCGAGATCGAGGAGGAGGCGAAACTTTTGGGGGTGAAGCTGACGGTAATGCGGATTGACCGAACCAAGATTGACAAGCAGAAGCGTTATCAGCACCGGGATATTCCAGAGCAGGCAGTCAGGGCCAGCGTTGAGGCCATCAAACTGTGGTTCAAATTTGGACGCAGAGAGATGCGCCGTTGCCTGGTGCTTGACTACGGCAACGGGAACTATGCCCTCTACGATGGCAACCACCGTTTCCTTGCTGCCATCGACCTCAAGATCCCGGAGATCGAGTGCTATGTGATGCCCGTCGGCACCGAGCATACAACTGCCCAAGCCCTTGCCAGCAACGTCAACG